TAGTAAACCTAATACTAATAACGTAATAATGATTGGCAGAAATACCCACATTAAAATAAATTTTAATCCTTCTATAAAATTATTTAGCACATATTTCCCACTCATATTTGGTGGCCTCCAATGCAATAGTTTCTAAATGTAAAACTCTTTTTTCTGGAGACATCTTTGCTATTGCTTCTTGATCTAAACTAATACCTGCACTATCTATAGTTAATAGTGCGCTTCTGATACTAATATATCTACCTTCCCAATAGTCAGGTCTATCTTCAAATGGTTTAGCTATTACTTCTGTCATCGTAGTCTACCTCTATGTTGTGTTTAATTTTAGCTATCAGTCCTCCTAATTTTTTTGAGGATTCATAGCACTCAGTCATCAGTCTGATGTACTCTTGGTCGTACTCCGTTACATTACTTTCATTTAGATTTTCCATAAACTTTGCAGCAGTTTCTGTGTTGGTACTGATAAGCTGTACCAACCATACTTGTTCTTCCATTGTTAAACATAATTCAGACATTGCGTTCTCCTGTGCGTAGTGATGTCATATAGTTATTTGCCATTCGCATAGCAGTTTCATGTATAACATCTTTGAATGTTGAAGCACTAACATAGCTAGGCTTGGTTGTTTTCATTAATCTATCACGATATTTTTCATAGGCTTTTTGTTTGCGTTCTTTATATCTACGTTGCCATGCTTCCATTAATCCTCCTCTAATTGTACTTCTTCTTTTGCCTTGTTTACATGTGCTTGCAATGTTTTTTCAACTACAAATTTACTACCATGATTATTAAGGTATTCTCTGTATGCTTCTGACTCTACCTCAGTCATCATGATATTAATTGTAAGCATATGTTCTTTAACTTGATGAATTATTTCCATGTCAGATTTATGGTCAGAAGATAATATAGTATCTGCTTGACGACAGAACTTATGTATCTCCCATGCTGTATCAAATGCTTCTTGTTCTTCTTGAACGGTTTCTGCTTCCTGCTGATCTTGATTGTCCATGTATGTATCTAAATCTTCTTCTGGTGTACCTCTACCCATTGTTATACTCCTTAAGCTAACTAGCTTATCTGGTTTGTTTAGTATTACCTTACCCATATTAACTCCATGCGTTTGCTATGTTGTTAAATGTATCACCTGTGAAATGTATATCTCTTTCTATACCAAGATAAAAACCCACATCTAGTTCTTGTAACTCATTGACATCTACATATCCATACTCACCATCAGATATTTTGGCCCAACCATATGCTCTACCATTGTCATCCATACTGAATAGAAACCATGTGCCTGCACCAACTGGGTTGAATAACTTAACGACTGCTTCACGATCAACAATAGAAAATGAATCATCACCTCTTGCTTCTGATTCATCCATCATGGCTTGATTAGCTTTGAGCTTACGCTCTATTTCTTTTGTGATTAACTGCATGACTACACCTCTTTGTTATGAATTGACTGCGACAGCAAACAATATTACTAATGCTATCAATAATAATATTTGTTCCATACCACCCATACTAGTGAATGGCCTGCACGATAGCTGGAACTAATACAAAATAGTGTGCGACTAACAATACTCCTAATACCATAATGTTTCTCCAAGTTGTGATTAAAAAAAATAACATGGCTTTGAACTGGAATAGACTTAGCTAACCTTCCACCCTAACCTATTACTGCATTCATCTTAAAGATTACTAGCTCAACAGGATGACCTTAAACGAGGTTTTTATTGGTTAGTACCATGTTACTAAATCTCATAGCTTAATATCCATAGCGTTATAAAACATTCTGACCATAAGTCTATGAGGGCGGTACTAGCGGACAACTCTACGCAGACTCCTACCCAGAATACAATTATGTTTGTACCTGGACTAGTACCTATACTTATGAGCGGTTTAAAGACTTCGCTCCAGTCTATACCTTACTCTGGTAGCTCAACTGTTTATGAAGTTCACCAGTTTTTTGCGTACACCCCAGAATTATAAGGGCGATACTACTAACCCTTGTCGCTTACGCCTAGTGGTCGGTTGCTATGCCACGCTAGTAGTAGTATCTATACCTAGTAGGATTCAAACCTACGCTCAGTAATTTATGCTTTTTGTTTGTAGCCCAAACTCAATAGAGTTGTTTTAACTTAGGATGATTCATTAAACTAGTATTAAATCAAATGAATCCGCACCTAGTGTTTAACTACAGAGAGAAAGCTAACTCTCTTATTTCCTAATGAAACTGTTCTATATATACTACACTATCTGTTCTATATATACAACATATTTGTGAAGTTTTATTTCGCTCTCACCCTTGACGAGCGAAATAAAAGTAAGCAAATCAATCCCAACCACCATATAATTCAGCAATAAAGTAAATCAAAAACAGCAGGATGATCAGTCCTATCCCCCAAGTATAAATTTCAAGTGCGTGTAACATCATAGTAAACTCCTGTGTTTTAGTGGCTATCCCACATCTGTCTAGTTGACCTTCACCGAACAAATGCGACCAGCATTTTTCGTTGTACTTAGAATACCGTAGGTATTCTATAATACCGAGCGAAGCGAGGTTTTTTTTCAGCTCAATATAAGCATTCTCTAATATGTGTGCCACCTTTTCAGCGAGTGGTGGCGAACTCGTAAAGAATTATATACTCTTTAATTCTTCCATTAATGCCTTGTCAGATAATTCAACTCCGAATTGTGCAGATGTTTTAATTGGCTTGTCTTTTATCTCAATGCCGTACTCTTCAGCGAGTCCTTCAAAGACTGCTATGGACTCAGTCCAATCAGCGATATAAGACTTAAGCTGTTTTACTTGGTCAATCTTTCTAGATAATTCTGCTTTCTCTGCTGCGTTGAATTGTTCGCCATTTGTTAATAAATCTCTATGTCTTTGGATATCAACTAAATGCTCAGTTAATTGTTTATCATTAGTGCGATAAGATGTGATAAACATTTGAATAGCCTTACGCATGTTTGATGTTCGCATTTTGTCTTGAATATCTTGCTCACTATATTTATTAGTATTGCGTGGATACATTGGGGTAACTGGTAATTCATTAACCAGATTATTAATTGCTTTGTTTAATTTTGATGTACTCATTTTAAAATCTCCGTTGTAGTCTTAATTTAATGATAGATTATTATTAATCTATGAATGTATTTAAACATATTACAGAACAGACTTCAAGATATATTTGCCTTATTTGCACAAAAAGATTTGATGATAGATATAAAAAGATTTGATTGTACTTTTAATTTGAGACATGGGATTGCTTTCTTGGTAGACGGTTTGCCGCAGTTGCGACAGTCATTATGTGCGACTAGCAATGACTTTATAATGACTGTTGCTTTTAGCAACTGCGTGAAATAGAGGATTTCGGTTGTAATAAAATCAACGAGTTATACTGGGTGGCTTGACAGATAGAACGGTAGTGTTACTCTATAGAACTGCAACAACCGAAATACAATATTACGAGGTACGCTAATGGCTACATTACAGAATGTCAATGCAATATTACCGAAGAAACAACCTTCGCTGAACAAGAGACAAAAGGCACTAGTGGACACATTAGTATCAACAGGCTGTTCTGTCGGTGAGGCCTCAAAGGTCGCAGGATTCAAGGGAAAGACTCCTGGTACACAAGGCTATGCAACTCTCAAGAAGCCTCATGTAGCTGAGTATATGTATCAACAGATACAAGAGTCTTTCGGTATTAGTGCACTCAAGGCTCAGCATAAACTATTAAGCCTCACACAGAACGCCAAGTCAGAGTACGTACAGATGGAATCAGCGAAGGATATACTTGACAGGGCGGGCTTCAAAGCTCCAGATAAACACCAGCACCAGATTGTCGGTGATTTTAAGGTACATATAGATTTATCCTAGCCCTGACTACTAGACTAGGGGGTTAAAAAACTAGGGTAGCCATGTATATAGAGGTGGTCTACTCGCATTATTTTTCCCCAGAACTCGGTCTTGAAAAATATTTTTTTTTAGCTATAGTGAAGAAATGATTGGACAAGAACACATACGCAGGCAGATGCAAGATCCGTTCTTCAAGTACTTCAAAAGAGTACAAGGGCCAGGCGTAACGTTGTATCAAAGACGATTAGCAATACCTCCAGGTGCAAGGATGCAGGACTACGATAAAGGCGTAACCAGAGAAGCAGCCGATATCTATAAGCAAAAGACAGGGAACGCTTATAAAGGTATCCTCTTGCCAGTAGCACAAGATAGTACCTACAAGTCATCCTCGTTTGGTAAGGCTGATAGAGCAAAGGCCGTAGCTGATGCCAAAGAGTTTAGAAGGACTGCATCGCAAAAGACTTTGTTTGGCGGTGATGTTAAGACCTTGTTCCCATCCCAGCGCAGAGACTTAACCAGGCGCAGGGCAGCGAGACGACAGGCAGAGAAAACTAAATCAATCTTAGGTAAGTAGATGAGTACCGCAACCAAACGCAATCCAGCTAAATGGGCCGCAGCAAAGGCCAGAGCCAAAGCTAAGATGGGTGGTAAACACTCGGCACGTGCCATGCAGTTAGCCGTTAAGTATTACAAGCAGTCTGGTGGTACATACTCAGGTGCAAAAAAATCTAGCAACAAGCTATCCAAGTGGTCCAAACAAGACTGGGGTACGAAGTCAGGTAAAAAATCAAGTGAGTCAGGGGAACGCTATCTACCAAAGAAAGCTATTGCCAGACTATCAGCCAAAGAATATGCTAAGACTACGGCTAAGAAAAGAGCA